GCTATCGGATATAGAAATCTGGATAGGGAGGACTGGGCAGGATAAATCGTCGCGAAATAAAAATATAAAATTCCGTGGAACTTCCCAGCCCCACGGAATCATGATCAAGAAATCTATTATCTTTTTATAATAGTAGTTCTCCACATATTATACAGAAGAAATTCTCACATCTTATTCTTCATTTTGAATACCGAGTATCATATACCCATAAGGAGGCAATGTAATATGATAGTCCTCAGACAATACAGGTGGTATATTATCTCCATCCAATAGATTTAGAGGAGTTTGTCCCAGCAAGATACCCGTATTCTTCAAATTCACAGAAATGGTTTCCGTACTATTCTGGAAATTCATAATGACTAGGGCCGAAACTTTCCCATCTTTATTGCTTCGTTTAAAGACAGTATACTTACTATCATCATTTGAAGGAATACAAGTGCGCTGTCCCATGGGAGCCAACCCGTTATAGCCATTCTGCAACCTGATTAAATCATAAAACTTCTTCTGGTCCTTTTGAGGCCACTTATCAAGAATTAATTGGGCTATATAATCCGAATGATGATCACCATAATGGTTTATTACTACTGTCCCCATGGAAATTAAATAAGCCAATTCAAAAAGGCGCTCCTCATTAGTAGCTGGAATCTCCCACATTGGTGGAGTAATAGTTGTTGCCCCCAATGCCACAATACGGTCTCTATAACTTTTCAACTTTCCATTCAATTCACATGGGTTCTGATTTCTTCTGGCATTTAAGACCTCACTTCTTTTTCCACCACCCCAACCATACATATCAAAACCTTGAATTAGTTTAAAATCAAACCTGCTAATCCATTTTTCAATATTTGAAGCTCCCTCCGCATTAGTTAGAATGCCTCTACGATTTAAAACTTTTATAATAGACTCATTGATAATATCGTCAGTAATACCATCATAGACCTCAGGAGCATCCAGAAGTATTCCATCCACCCCCTTATCTGCCCAAAAGTCCAGATAATTCCGACACTCTTCCTGCCACTCCCAATTGTTAAAGTTGTAGCTTGGAATGCGTCCTTCAGCCCCATCCGAGTTTCCCCAACACGAATAGTAATAAGCCTGGGCTCTGTCACTCCAAAACCAATTGTCATTCAACTTCTTATCACTGAAATGAAACCAGTTCCTCTCCTTACTATATACACCATTACGCTGATCATCACATGCTTTTTCAAAGAAAGGAGCTTTATACCAACAATAACCAACATTTCCAAAGAAAGTCAGCCTCATATCCCGTGCATGTACTTCACGGAGAAGGTCCTCAAAATCTTCCAATGTTCCAATAGACGGGTCTATGGCATAGTTATTTGTAGCTCCAAGCCCTCCCCACACACTAGGATCACCTTCATATATAGCCGAAAGTTCAATATTACGATAACCTTGTGCCTGCAATATATCCAAACTGTCTTTTATAGAGTTAAGCGTTTGGCGATAGTATTTGGGGTAATACCTTGTCATACCAGAAGTCTCTTCCCACCACGTTGCATTACGTGGTGAACCAAACCCCTTAATGACCAACGAACGGCTACCTGCTCTACTTTTACTTTTGGCATCCAATATAGTTAATTTGATATACAAAGTTACTACAAATCTCTGGAATAACCTCGAAAAATGGGAGAAATGACACTAAATGACTTGATTTCTATACCATTACGGTGTCAGATGATGCCAAGCTGAAAATACTGAAAAAGCAAAGAAAAGCAGAACTAAGCAGGAGAATGGTTTGCAAATCATTACCCGCTGAAATGTGATTTTTAACGCATGGCACTGATATTTACTTCGTATGGCTGTAATTGGCTTACAAGGTCTAACTCGTTGATATATAACTTTGCAAACAAAAAAAACGAGTATGGCAAGAAGTACATTCAAAGTGCTGTTCTATGTGAACGGCAGCAAGGAGAAAGACGGTATTGTCCCCATCATGGGACGGGTCACAATCAACGGGACTGTGGCGCAGTTCAGTTGCAAACGGAACATTCTGAAAACGCTTTGGGATGCGAAAGGTAACCGAGCCAAAGGCAAGAGTGTTGAAGCACGGAACATCAACCACGCTTTGGACAATATCAAGGCGCAAATCATCAAGCACTACCAGCGCATATCAGACCGTGAGGCATACGTTACGGCTGAAATGGTGCGCAACGCCTATCAAGGTATCGGCAGCGAGTATGAAACACTGTTGAAAGCGTTTGACAAGGAGAACGAGACATTCAAGAAGCGTGTGGGCAAAGACAGGGTTATAGCTACATATCGGTCACGGGTACGGGCAAGAAACCATGTAGCCGCCTTTATCAAGTCCTTTTACAGACGGACGGATATGTCGATGTTGGAACTTACCCCTGACTTCATCAAGGAGTTTGCCGCATACCTCTCAACGGAAGCAGGATTGCAGAACGGTTCGATATGGTCAAACTGCATGTGGCTGAAAGGTGTGGTCATGAAAGCGCATTACAACGGGCTGATACCACGCAACCCTTTCGCACAGTTCCACATCAGCCCGAATGTAAAGGAACGGGAATATCTGACGGAAGATGAGCTGAAAGCGGTGATGACACACGAGTTTATAGACAGCAAACTTGCTTATATCCGTGACATTTTCGTCTTTGCCAGTTTCACTGCCCTCTCGTTTGTGGATATTCAAGAACTGACCTATGATGATATTGTGGAGGTGAACGGTGAGAAATGGATATTGTCAAAGCGCCACAAGACCAAAGTACCGTACCAAGTGAAGCTACTGGATATTCCGTTGCAGATTATCGAGCGTTACAAATCTCAGCAGGAAAACAACCTTGTGTTTCCCAATCTCAACTATTGGTCGGTATGTAAACCGCTGAAAAAGATGATAAAGGAATGTGGTATAACCAAGTCAATATCATTTCATTGCAGTCGGCATGGCTTCGCAACGCTGGCTCTGAGTAAGGGTATGCCCATCGAAAGCGTAAGTCGTGTTTTGGGGCATACAAATATCGTCACAACCCAGCTCTACGCAAAGATAACCATACAGAAGATAGATGACGACCTCACTAAGTTTGGGAACAAACTCAACCAGTCGTTTAACAACATATCAATGGGATGAATATGAAAAGATGTATCATTATAATGGACGAATCCGGCAACATTATCATGCCGGATAATGTCGCTAGCATCTGGATGAGCGAGCCGGAACTTGTGGAGTTATTCGGGGTAATAGCCCCGACACTTCGGGCTTCCATCAGAACCATATATAAAAGCGGTGTCCTGAAAAAATACGAGGTGCAAAAGTATATCCGATTGGATAACGGTTATCATGCCGATGTGTTCAGCTTCCCGATGGTGGTAGCACTTGCTTTCCGTATCAATACTTTTGGTGCGGAACAAGTGCGCAATGCCATTCTTGAAAGGGTGTACTTGCGAAAAGAAAAAATAAATATCTTCTTTTCGCTGGGTGTGAACAGTATGGAAATATCTAAGTATCAAGCATGAAATCTATCAATGTGACGACATGAAGTAATGAACCCATTGCGTATTCCCATTGCCAACAATCTATTCATATGGATAAATAAATGGGTGTATTGCCATTCATGTGAATGAATACGATAAGTCCGAAGAAACAGCCATTGGAGTGGCGCTTCTTCGGGCTTTGTCTATATGCCTCCGAACCAAATACAAGAAAAATTATACGTGAGTCATACATGAGTCATATATCCGTCTTGTACGAATTGCCGAGCTTTGCACTGATTAAACTAAAATGAAGTGCTTATGAAACAAGAAAACATCGCAAAGGAGGAGTTTATCCGGGTAGGCACAACGCTCTACAAATTAGTGAACCAGCCCCGTCTGAACGGCGGCTATGTAAAGAAACGTATCGTGTGGAACAACGAGACACTACGGCAGGATTACGGCAAGCACCATCTCGCCACCGTGCCGAAGTATGACGGTTTCTGCACCGTACCCGAACACGTCAGTTATCAACCCGTGGTCGGCAAGTTCCTCAACCTCTACGAGCCGATAGACCACAAGCCGATGGAGGGCGATTTCCCCTCTATCCGTTCATTGGTGGAACACATCTTCGGGGAGCAATACGAGTTGGGGATGGATTATCTTCAACTGCTCTATTTGCAGCCTATACAGAAGTTGCCCATCCTGCTGTTGGTATCGGAGGAACGCAACACAGGCAAAAGCACATTTCTGAACTTTCTGAAAGCCCTGTTTCAGGACAACGTGACGTTCAACACCAACGAGGATTTCCGCAGCCAGTTCAATTCCGACTGGGCTGGAAAGCTCCTTATCATGGTGGATGAGGTGCTGTTAAGCCGCAGGGAGGACAGCGAGCGGTTGAAGAACCTGAGCACTACACTTTCCTATAAAGTGGAAGCCAAAGGCAAAGACCGTGACGAGATAGCTTTCTTCGCCAAGTTCGTGCTGTGTTCCAACAACGAATATCTGCCTATAATCATTGATGCAGGGGAAACACGTTATTGGGTGCGCAAGATAGACCGCTTGCAGTCGGATGATACCGACTTCCTTCAAAAACTGAAAGCGGAGATACCCGCATTTCTCTACCATCTGCAACACAGGCTGCTATTCACCGAAAGGAAAAGCCGTATGTGGTTCGCACCCTCGCTGCTGCATACCGAAGCCTTGCAGCGCATCATCCGCAGCAACCGCAACCGATTGGAGGTAGAGATGCACGAGCTTATCCTCGACATCCTGGACAGGGTAGGTTCGGATACTTTTTCGTTCTGCCCCGATGACATCCTCGTCTTATTGACAAACTCGCATGTCAAGGCGGAGAGGCATCAGGTGCGGAGGGTATTGCAGGAGCGTTGGAAACTGAAACCTGCCCACAACACACTCACATATACCACCTATCAGGTGGACTACACGAGAGAGTGCCGCTATGCGCCCAAACGTACGACAGGGCGGTTCTACACAGTGACAAGAGAGTTTTTGGAAACATTATGATTCTTTTTTTGATGAATTGATGAATAAGAATATAACAGCATTGAATATCAGTAGAATATACCATCATCAAACCTTAATCAAGAATAAGGTACTGATGAAAATAGAATACAGTATGGACAGACCATGCCCGACATTGCAAATGATGATTTTCTCTTTTCGCAAGCAATTTGATGAATATATGATGAGAGTATATAGTATTATATATCAATATATTAAATATCTAAATTATCAAAACATCGTTTTATCACCCATCATCAAATCCGTAGGAATATATACTATGACAATTCAGGAAGCAAAACAAATCAGCATCGCAGACTATCTGCAAAGTCTGGGCTATTCGCCCGTGAAACAGCAAGGCGAAAGCCTATGGTACAAATCACCTTTCCGGCAAGAAACGGAAGCGTCATTCAAAGTGAACACTAACCGCAACCTGTGGTTCGACTATGGACTGGGCAAAGGCGGCAACATCATCGCACTGGCGCAAGAACTCTATTTCTCCGACCATGTGCCTTATCTGCTCCGTAAGATAGCGGAACAGGCTCCACACGTCCGTCCCGTTTCCTTCTCTTTTCACCAACATGCATCCGAGCTATCCTTCCAACAGCTGGAGGTCGGGGAACTCATACATCTGGCATTGCTACGCTACTTGCAGGAACGTGGGATTGACACCACACTGGCAAAACCGGAGTGCAAGGAACTGCACTTCATCCATAACGGCAAACCTTATTTCGCCATCGGCTTCCCGAATGTGGCAGGAGGGTTTGAAGTGCGCAACCAATTTTTCAAGGGATGCATCGCACCGAAAGACATCAGCCACATCCGGCAGTCGGGAGAGCCGAAGGAGAAATGTCTGGTATTCGAGGGCATGACGGACTATCTCTCTTTCCTCACGTTGAGGAAAAGGAACTGCCCGACCATGCCCAACCTTGACGGGCAGGATTATGTCATTCTCAACTCCACCGCCAACGTGCCGAAAGCCATAGATGTGCTGCACGGGTATAGGCGTATCCATTGTCTGCTTGACAATGACGAGGCAGGAAGAAAAGCGTACCAAGAGCTGGCAATTGAGTTTGACGGACGCATCCGGGACTTCTCCCACAACTATCACGGGCATAAAGATCTGAACGATTTCCTGTGTGGAAAGCGGCAGAATTTAACCGTCAATCCACCACCCCGAAATATCGTTAAACCGAAGAAAAAAGGGTTTGGGTTATAAAGTATCAAACGAGAAAAAACGGGAGCTGCCCGAAATTGCCCCGGTTGGAATCGTGGGGTAGCAAGTTTGTGTTTCGGGACACCCGAAACCGCTTGCCACCCGTCTTCCGAATATCAGGGGCGGCATCCCGTTGGTCTATTCATTAACTATACTGACAACACTTGAAAATGGATAAAAAGGAAGACAAGAAACATAACAAAGGCGGTCGCCCTAAGAAAGGGGCAACCGAGAAACTGACATACCGTGTGGCGGTGAAGCTGGCGGCAGCCGACTACTTCCGTCTGATGACACGGGCGTATGAAGCCGGAGTGTCATCAAGCGAATACATGAGGGAGTGTTTCCGAAACGGTCATGTGAAGGGACGGCTGTCGGAGGAACATGCCGCCCATGTGCGGAACCTGTGTGGCATGGCTAACAACCTGAACCAGCTTGCACGCAGGGCAAATGCAGGGGGCTTCTATGAGGAACGTGATGACTGCAAGGTGGTAGTGGCAAGAATCCATGAACTTCTAACCAAGATTGGGATATGATGGCGAAAATCGTACACGGCAGTAATTTCAAGGGTGTGGTGGACTACATCCTTGACAAGGACAAGGGAGTGCAGATAGTGGCTCATGAGGGCTTGTTCATGGAAAACAAGGACACCATCGCAATGAGCTTCAACATCCAGTCGCAGATGAACGGCAAGGTGGCGAAGCCTGTGGGACACATCGCCCTGAGTTTCTCCAAAGAGGACGAGCCACGCCTGACAAACCATGTCATGGCAGGGATAGCACTTGAGTACATGGAGAAGAAGGGATTGCGCAACACGCAGTTCTTCATCGCCCGCCACTTCGACAAGGAGCATCCGCACGTGCATATCGCCTTCAACCGCATAGGCAATGACGGCAGGACCATTTCGGACAGGAACGAGCGGTTGCGCAGCACCCGTATCTGCAAGGAACTTACCTTGAAATACGGTCTGCACATGGCTGGCGGCAAGGAGAATGTCAAGCGCAACCGTCTGAAGGAGCCGGACAGGACGAAGTACAGGCTGTACGACATACTGAAAGCGGAAGTCGGCAGGTGCGGCAACTGGAATATGCTTGTCGCCAACCTGCACCGTCAGGGGGTGAAAGTCCGCTTCAAGCATAAAGGGCATACAAATGAAGTACAGGGCGTGGTCTTCACCATGAACGGCTACCACTTCAACGGTTCCAAAGTGGACAGGCGTTTCAGTTATTCCAAAATTGATGCAGCCTTGCAGCATAACAGGAATGTGGAACGTATGAACAACACCTATACAGCAGATACGCCAAGCGCATCTGCCGACCCTGCAAGAGGTGAACTTTTCAGCGGTTCATTGGGATTGCTGAACGGTAACGGCTTATCCTGCAACGCTGCCGATGCGGAAGCCAATCAGGAGATGGCGGAGATATTGCGCAGGAAGAAGAAACGTAAACGGGGAATGAGATTGTAAAAATATATCCCTAAGTCACATTAACTTACCTTTATGAGACATTTCAAAATGTCTCATAAAGGTAAGTTGCATATATTAAGCCATTCCTAAAAATTTACTCATACGGTCAATACATTTTTTCTTTTGGCTGAGATTGGGATGCACATACAAATTGAGTGTTGTCGCCACATTCGAGTGACCAAGTATAACACTGACGGTTTTATAATCACATTGACTTTCAATACATCTGGTCGCAAATGTATGGCGAAGTCCATGAAAAACCAAATGAGGAATATTAAGCCGTTTTAGCAATCTGCTAAAATAATCACGGTAAGAGCGTGGCTCCTTGGATTGAGTGGAGGTTCCTACTACATATGGAGATTGTGATTGTTTTCTAACCGTTTTCAAGGACTGAAATAGTTGTTTTGAAATAGGAATTTCACGACAAGAGTTCTTCGTTTTAGGAGATGTGTGAATCCTTTCAGTCGTTTTCAACTCGCAATTGTATATTCTGCCAACCGTATGTCTTACAGTAATTATTCTCTGTGTAAAATCTACGTCCTCCCATTGTAAAGCACACACTTCACCAATTCTCATTCCCGTACAAAGGGCTAACAATACACCTATATTTTGCTGTGTAGGTTGTTCTATCAAGTGATTCATCAGTATCCGTTGATGATTCAAGGATAAGGTAGGCAATAATTTGTTTTCCGTATCAGTGGGATATTCGATTTCCCATTCCTCAAAATGGAAAATCCCGTGCTTATTCCCATACTTAACAATGGACTTGAGCACTGCTACCATATCCCTGACGGTTTTCCTTGCTAATCCCGATGCACATTTGTCTATTACAAACTGCTGTACATCACATTCTGCTATTGTTTCCATTGTGCCAAACCATGGCAACAAATGAGTTTGCAATGTAAGCAGATAAGCGCACATCGTGGAGTGTTTCACTATAGGGCGTTTTGCATCACACCATATCTTGGAAACATCTTGAAATGTTTTTTTCTTATTCATAATTTTGAGAGAATTAAAAATATAACTCTCTCAAAATAACATACATTTATCTATTTCCCTTTGAACGGTTATGAGTTTTGCAAAGCATTTCACAATTTTCTATATTAGTTGCCCCACCATTGCTCCATGCTGTCACATGGTCGGCATCCATTTCTGACAGTTTGTAAATGCGGGTCTTATTGGCATTATTCCCTGAAGCACAAAGTGGGCAGTTGGAAACACCCTGTTTCTCTGCCATCTCGGTTTGACGTTTGTAAGCTGTTCTTTTTGTCGATTCTTCAAATATACGAATGTCAAGTAGTTTCTTGTCCATTTCTCCGCCTAACACATATTCATAAATGTTACGGGGGCATTTTACGCTTTCATCTGCCTGTAGGGCTTTTACTCTTTCTGTAACATGGTCAATACTATAAGGAGTGGCATGATATGTTTCATATAACCGTCCCCATTCCAAGCCGCACATATCTCGTTCAACCATTGTG